ACCTGTTGTAGCTGTGCTGCTGCCAACTGTTCCATAAATATTTATATCCTCATTTGTCGGTCTTGTTGCTGTTGATTCTAATATAAGAATATCCCTATACATATTTAATCTCCAGCCTCCAGCAATACTTACTTGTGTTAATCCTGCTCCTGAAACCCCTTGATTAAGTCTTACATTTGTCAATAATTGACTAACTTTAGACAACATTTCTGGAGACATTATAAAAGCTCTTTTGTGTTTATTTCCACCTGCCCTGTTTGACTTATCAATCATATTATCTAAAATATTTAATGTTGTTAATTCATCCCCTTCTCTATCAGTAGAAATAAATCTATTACTGCTGATATAATAATCAAGGCCTGAATATTCATAAGGATTTGCAATTTCATTTCCATACATTATATAATTGATTAAATCATAAATATGCTGTTGCAGTAAATTTTCAGTTTCATAAGTTGCTGCATCAATATATTCTTGTGAAGTGTCTTGAAGAAAATTTGTAATCTCACCTTTTCTTCTAATGATTTTTAGCCTAACATTATCTCTAACAGTTTGTGAATTAGACACAATTGTTGAAGCTGCTTCACCCATAGCTCCACCTGTTCTAGGCAATGCAACTAATCTGTTAAAATCATGTGTTTTACCGTTTATTTTTTTTGTTACAACTAAGGCTAATTCTGGAGATAATCTTATTATTGTATTTGTTATCTCCTGTTCTAGATTCTCAGGAATAAGAGCTTCTCCTATTCCTGTAGCACTTGACAGAGCTTTTTTAATTAAGCTTTCATCATTTGCATATTTATTATATTGACTAAATTGTCTAAGTAAATTATTACTCATATTTTATTACCTCCTTTTATCTTTTAATACATTTGGTAACCAACTAGCAATGCTTTTTCTTGCCATATCTTTTGGATTACTGCTGTCTAAATTTGAATCATCAAATTTAATATCCTTTCCACCAGCTGCTTTTTGAATAAATTCAATTAACACAGGAAGATCTAAATTATTGTTTATTTCTTTTTTTGATTTTTTTATCTTTTCTTCACTTTTTATTTCTTCAATAGCTTTTGCTACACCTATTCCAGAAAGTATTTCTTCAATAACTTTTTGATTTTCTTTTTGAGTTTGAATTACTGATTTAACTACTTTAGTTAAATTTTTAAATTCTTCCTCAATAGAATTTTTTGATTTTCTTTTATTTAATACTTTATTATTTAATAAAGTATTGATAAAATCTTTTGCTAATACACTTGTATTTTCTTTAGTACCATCAGGTAAATTTTCTTCATCTCTATCTCCAGCATTAGCATTAGCTGTTGAAGTTTCAGATTGAGTTTGTTCTAAACCTTTTTCTACATCCTCTTCAGAATCATCTTCCATTTGAATACCTTCTTCAGAATCATCTTCCATTTGAATACCTTCTTCAGAATCATCTTCCATACTTTCTTCATAATTATCTTCATTATTAGCAAGAACTTTTAGTTCACTTAATAAAGCAGTTAAATTACTCAAAAGAGCTTCTTCTGATATGCCAGCTTGTTTTTTAACTTGTTTTTTCACTACTTTTCCTCCTCTTATAATAACCAATTAAATCTTTAACACATAGTATTAATCCATCATAAATGTCTTTTCTTCTACTTGCAATCATAGATTTTTTAATCTCTTCATTTAATTCATCTTTACTAAAAATTTCTTGACTTTCTAATAAAAGATTTACCATTGCAGTTGTATACTCATGAAAAACTATATTTAGTCTTTCTTTTTTCATATCTTTATTGTCTGACATAATATTATCAATAGACTCTTCTAATGCACTGTTTAATTCATATTTTGTATCCCAAAATTTTGATTCTGCTTTTTTTTCATTTAATATTTGACTAAATGTACTTTTTGCTAAATTTTCTGTTTTTTTAGCAACCCATGGAGAAATTACACCTAATGCCTTATAAACTCCATTTGCAATACTTGTTTCATAAGCAGGTCTAGGCACAAGTATAACTCCATCTAATAAAATATTATCTAAGATAGTTTCACCTTTAGCTGATTTAATTATGCCATCTTCAGGTATAATTCCCTCTATAGAAAAACCCATTTGCTTTTTCTTTTTGTATGGAGGCAATCCTTTACATTGCTTCCATAATGTATTTATTTTTGATAATTTTAATATATCATCAATATCATCTTCATCATATAATCTATAACTTGTATACCAATCTCCATTGTTTAGTATATCGGCATTTTCTAATATAGCAATATCTTCAGATTGTTTTATTCCATGAACATCAGGGAACAATAAAATATCTTCACTTTTACTTTGTTCCATAAAACTATTAATACATTTTTCACTTACTTTTTCTTTATGAGCATCTTCTTTTAAGCCAGAAGAAACACCTTCTAAATATTTTGACTTTTTACCCTTATATGTTTTTTCTATAACCATCTCATTATTATCATTTAACAAAGGATGAAACTTTAAAGATATTTTACTCATTTATTTCCTCTCTATACTAAAAAATATATCACAATGACAATTTACTATTTGTCTACTGTCTGAATTACTATCATGAGGATACCTCATTACGTCAGTACCTTTTTTAACTTGTTTTTTATTCTTACCTAAAACATAATAATTTACTATAAAATTTGATCTAATATCAATACTCTCTTTATCTTTTTCAGCATGCCCTTTTCTAGGAAATTTACTTTTATATGGGTAATGCTTCCACATTTTAGTAACAATAATATTTCTATTGTTATTTGCAACAGCTAAAGCATAATTATATTTTAAGCTATTAACAACATTTCTACTTTCTGTTAAAGCAATACTTTCTAATTTACTTAATCCATCTTTATCTTTACTATTATAAGAGTTTAAAGTTTTAGACAATTTACTTTTAAATCTATCTGTAAAAGAGACATCTAATAACTCATTAAAAGTTAAACTTTTTTTATCTTCTTCTATTGTTTTAATCAAATCATTTTTTATTTTTTGTTTTAAATTATCATTTATTTCTTTACCTTTAAATTTAGATAATTTTACTAATTTAGCCTCACTACTTAAAAAATCTTTTGTATTAGGTAAATTTATTTTACCTAATTTACTTTCTGCCTTTTTATATTCTTTAAATGTATCTTGCAATATTTTATTTTCTATTTTTTTCTTACTACTAGAAAACATACTTATAAAAAGTTCATTTAAACTTTTTCCATTCCAATTAAACTTATTAACAAGTTTATTAAAAAGCGATTTAAAACTCACTAAAAATATCCTCAATAATATTATCTATTTTATTAATAGTTAAATCATCACTGTTTTTTATACGATCTTTAATTATACTTTCAACTAAACTGTAGTAATCTTTCAAATTAATTACTAATTCAGAGGCATACTTTAAATTTTTTTCTACGGTAGTTTTATTTATTAGCATAATTAATTTTTTTTCCTTCCTTCTAAGTAACCCGTAATTTTTGATATTTCTCTTCTTATATTTGATAAATCATCTGCCATTTGTACATTATTATTAACAAACTCTTTTTTCATTTCTTCCATACTCTTACTTAAAGAGATATACTTATTATTAATATTTTTAATTCTATAGTCTAAAAAAGCTAGATATGCAATTAATGCAACAATTAGACCTGTTAATAAACCAAACATTTCAGAATTTTCTGTAATAAATTTAATAATACTCATATATCATCCTCACTTCTTAAATATCTTTCTTCACTTAATCTATCTTGATTATATCTATATTTATCAGGTGAGTTATACAATTCATCTTCAAAAGGAGCCTCATTTAAGTCAGTTATCCTTATCTCATTAACAGAAAATAAACCACTGTTTAATTTTTTAGTTAAATTTTCTATTTTTTTATTTTCTGAATCTTCTACATTAAATTTAAAAAAATAGCCATCTTTTTGAGCTCTAAAAGGTAATATATCACTATTTATAGTTTGTTCAATACTTTTTATAATTGGAGCAATTCCTTTACCTTGTTCAATTTCCCTTTGAACTTCTGATGTTGATCTTCCACTTGTATTATCTGATCCTGATAAGTTTACTTCCATATTTGTCATATTAAAAACAAGTGCAACTTCTTCTCTTATGTCTTTTTGTCTAGCATGCTGAAATTCCATTGTATTTTCCCTAGACAAATCTATAACTTCTGCATTATTGCCATTAAATGTCATAATTCTATTTTTTATTGGCTGATTCAATTTTTCTTCTAATCTTTTTTGTTCTGAATTATTCATAGGTAAATCTAAATCTACATCTGAGCTTAAAGTTTTATTTTCAGTAACTAAAACCATTTTTTCTGGAGGCCTAGTCCCATCAGCTTGATCCGCCATTAACTTATCAAAAAATAAAGTTTCAGTTATTTTATTTATTAAAGATTCTAAAGGAATCATACTGTAAGAACGCCAACTAACAGGAATATATTTTGAATATGTTACTTCATCCCTAAAAAATATTTGAAATTTATAATTAGCTACTTGTATATATGCTTCTGAGGCATCTACATATGGAGTTCTAATTGGTATAACAGTTCCACCAGCTAAATGCTGAATATTATTTATTTTATTATTAACTTTTGATTTATATATACAATTTGAGCCATGTATCATTAAATCATACACCCAAACTTTTACAAAGTCATGCCAACTTTCAATAGGATTTGGCTGACATAACCATTCCTTTAAATCATTAGCTTCTAATTGATTTGTCATTTGTATTCTTTTTTTCCATCTTAATAGGGCATTATTAAAATTTTTTAAATCAGGTCTTAAAGTTTTAAGCTCATTAAAAAGTTTATTTTTTATAATAGAAATTACAACTAAACTTTCTAAAGAATTTATTCCTTCATACTCTTTTATAATATTATACATATTTTTAAAATATTCTGCTTTTTCATCTTCAACATAACTTTCAGCTATAACTTCAAAATCAAGCCCTGCAACTCTATTCATCCTTGAACTTACAACTCCAAATACAGGGCTTGATAATTGAAAAATTAAATTTCTTTCTTGTGGTGTTAAAGCAAAATATGGATTATCTGAAGTAACACTTATATAATTATTATTCTTAGCTTCTCCTGAAAAATTCATTAGACCTGATAAAGTATAAACTTGCATACCTCTATCATTTCTATTATTTGTACTAGGAGAATTTATATGTCTATTTTCAGGATTTATATTAAATCCACTTCCAATACTTTTATACTTTTTTTTCTTTCTTTTTCTTTTACTCAATGTTTATTATCATTATGTTAATTAACATTTTGTTTACTCCTATGCAGATAATAATAATTTTTTAGCTATATTTGCATAATTAAGAGAATGAAAATAATGATCATCTTTATGACCTTCTCTCCATACCCATCTTCCTTCTTTTTCTTCTTTCTTTTCAAAAACTCTTATAGGTGCTTTTAATTGATTAACAAAATTTTTATACTCAAATATATTTTCTGGAAAAATAAAATTTTCTAATATCATTTGTTCTTTAACACCATCCATAGAGGATGTTCTATCTGTTTTAAAAACTTTGTATTCTTTGTTTATTTGATCAATTGGATTTTCTGTTAAATATATACATCTGTAAATTTCTTTAAAATTTTGACATATCATTCTTGCTATTCTATCTTCAGGTTTAGCATCTATAATTCCAGCTTTTATATTATAATTTCTAAATAACTCTACAAGTTCACTTATATCTATTCTTAATTTATTTACTGAAAAATGTAACTCGCCTAAAAAAACAAGTTTTAATTTATATTGACCTGTATTATTTATTACTCTAAAAACTGATGTATGTAATTTTTTACCTACATCAATTCCTATAACACAAGGCTCTTTACAAGAAGTTGTATTGTGCAATCTATAATTATCTATACAACCTTTAATAATATCATCATTTATTTTTGCTCCTCTCCCAATATAAGGAAGCCCTAATGTTCCGTTATAAAATCTTTGCATTTTAGTTTCATTTGATAAGCCATTATTAAATTGAGTAATCATTTCCCTTATTTGCTTTCTTGATGAAAACAATTGATTTAAATGTCTACCGCTAATATTTGATTTAGCTGTACTTAACCAAATCCCCTCCTTATAACGGTAGACAGGAGTACCACATTTTTCACAAATTAAATTTACATCCTTATCCCCATAAGGATCAAAATTTTTATCCCTAATAATATATTCATCAATATCTTCTTGTACAACAACATTCTTAAAAAAATCTGGTACAAATTCTAATTTGCATTTATCACAAGTTATATGCCAATTTTTTTTATCTGACAAATTATACTCATAATCTATTCCTAATCCGGGATATGTTGGATTAGCAACTTTCAATTCTTGTGGATCAATAGAAAAAGCTAATCTCTCCGGAGCCATTTCTAAATTTTCTAGGTTACATTCATCAAGTTCATCAACAATTAAATCATCAGCTGGAAAAGATGTAAAATTAGACTTACTATTTGAAACAGCAAAAAATATTGAAGCTTCACCTATTTGCTTAACACTCATATTATCATATTTAGCTTCTTTAAAAAGATTACTATAAAAAGGTGTATATTGAATAGATTGATTAAATCTTGTATTTACTACTTGATTTTTTAACTTAGCTGTTGGCATTACATAAAATATATTTCTTTTTTTATAATAAGTTTTTGCTATTACAAGTATTATCAAAAACTCAGTAATTCCAGACTGTGTAGATTTCATTATACTTTTTTTCTTTGCTTTATCTTTATATATATCAATAAGAAAAGGGAAATTTATAAAAGTTATTTTAGTATTTTTATGGGTTTTATGGTGATTTATTGCAAGGTATAATGCAGGATGCTTTATTTTAAGATAGCTATTAATTTTTGAAATATTCATTTAAAATCTTTCCTTAAATAAATATTTAAATTCTTCTTCTACTCTTTTCCTTTCTTCTTCATCTAAGGTCTCTTCATCAGTATTAAAATTTTTATTAATATTTACTACTTTTGTTCCATAAACCTCAGGTTTCAATTTTGAGAGTTTCCATTCTATAGGTTTTGTATTTCCTTTTTTTAAAGCAATTTCTGTTGCTTCTTTGTGCTTTTTTAATAACTCTCTTTCTTCAATTAGCTTAATAAGCTCAAATTTTTTTTTATACTCATTAGAATTTTGTAATATTAAAATTTCTTCTTCTGTACATTCAGCAATTAAAAAGGCTTCATAAAGAGACATGCCTAAACTAATAATTTCTTCTATAATAAGTATTTTATTTTCAAAGCTCATATATTTATTATATTATATATTTTAAAAAAGTAAACTATTTTTTTTATTCTTTAATTATATAATTATTTAAAGAATAAAAAACCCCCTGTAATAGGGGGTTTTTAACTTTTATTATAAAAGTGCTTATTCGTCTTCAGGTGACTCTTCTGTAATTTCATCATCAAAGTCTTCATCATCAAAGTCTTCATCTGTAAGTGACTCTTCTGTAATTTCATCAATAACAGACTCATCATCTTTATATCTAGGAAGATCCTCATTAACAGCCTGTAAATCTTCAGGAATATAACCTTCCCAATTTTCCGGCATATCTGGACCCTCATTGAGGATTTCATATTCACAGGTTTCTTTGTTCAACTGCAACCATACTCTATCAGCAGGTTCACCTTTAAGAAAAGTGTTAAACATTGTGCGAATATCTGTTCTTCCTTGCTTGAACTTTGAGTATACTTCATCCTCATGAGCTTTTCCACCGTTTTCTTTAATAAAATCATAAATTTCATGTTTAACCCCACGGGTTGAAGTTCTTCGGCCTGTTCCTTTAAACACAAGATAAGCGTTTTTCTGTTCTTGTGTTAAGTCTTCTTTTTTTTCTTCCATAAAGTCAAGAATTACTGTCATTGCAGCTTTTCTTCTATCTGCCCATTCTTTATTTAATTTTTTCTTTGCTTCTTTTTGTTCTTGTGTTAATTCTTTAGTTGTTGACATATTGTACTCCTAATATTAAAATATTTATATTATTTTTCCTATACAGGAAAATTTGTTTCTATATTTAATATACTACATTTTTTTAAAAAAGTAAACTGTTTTTTTAAAAAACTTAATTATTTTTAATCGTTTCAATTTCAATTTTTGCTTTTTTAATTTCATTATTATATTTTTCAATTTATTTACATTTAGATATTTAATTTATATTAAATATTCTTTGTATATATCTCCTTATCAATAATTAGAATTTTCTTGTTTTTAATACTTCATAACCAAGTTTTTCTAATAAAGTAGCATTTTTTGCATCAACAACAAAATAAACATTAGGTGTTCCTAAAACGAT